CTGGCCGAGCAGCGGGATCAGGGACACCGCGGCCAAGCCGACGAGAGCGATGGTCGCCACGTTGGTGAGGTTGCGGAACGACAGCATGCTTTTGGCACTGTCGCCGATGGCGGACGTGAGCCCGTTGAAGCCCGCCGAAGCGAGACGGCTGATGCGACGGAACCCGGACTGATTGTCGCGTTCGCGATCGACCCGACGGTTGGCGTCGTACTCCTCGCCCATCAGCCCCGATACGCGACCACTCGCCTCGGATGCCGCGCGACGTGCGCGCGCGAGACGGTTCGTTGCCGCGATACGTTGCGAGAGCGTCGAATTGCCGTTCCGCATCACTTCGTTGTGGCGCGCCTCAGCCTCGTTCAAGCGGCCGACCGCGTCCGATTGGGAATCGCGAGCGTTCGACAGACGTGACTGAATGTTCGCCAAGCGCGCCTCGGCAGCTGCCAGTGATGCGCGGTCCAGCTCGACCCGCAGACGGATAGCGCGAATCGGGCGGGTGAAGATGTTGCCCGTCAATGCGCGCGAACCGCGTCCGCCGACCCCGTTGCCGATCTCGCCGACCTGCGTGCCGACAGCAGACGCCAGCGACCGCAAGGCCATCAACTGCGCGGCAGCCAACGCCGTGTCGACGTTGACGTTCATCGTCAACGGAACATTCGCCTGCGCGGTACGGAACGCCAGCAGTTGCGCCGACGCCTGCGTCAGATCCGCGTCCACGGGGATGCTCGGCCGCAGGGTTCCCGTCGACGTCGTCAGTTTGGTGCTGAGATCCGTGCGGAAACCCTTGGCGAGCTTCGGCCGGAACTCGATCATCGTCTCCGGGCGGATCTTCGACAGCACGCCACCAAGAGCCAGCTTCAAATCCGCGGTGAACCCCTTGCGGAGTTTCGGCGCGAACTCGACCTTCGTGGCCGCTTTCGTGCTCAACAGAGTGTCGATAGCGGAAGTCAGGTCAGTCTTGAACCCGGACTTCAGTTCGGGCGCGAACTTGACTTTCTCCACGTACTCGGTGAGTTCCGTGTCGATCGCCGACTTCAAGGTCTTCTTGAACCCCGTCACCAGCGCGGGCGCGAACTCGACTGCTTCTGGACCGAATTCGGTCAGCTCCAGGTCGATGGCGTCCTTGAGATCGGTTTTGAAACCGGTCTTCAGCGACGCCGAAAACTCGATCTTCTGATCGAGCGTGGTCGTGGCAGTCTTGACCAACGCTTTCAAATCGGTTTTGAACCCGACGGCAAGCTTCGGCTTGAACGCGATCTTCTGGTCGACGCCCTCGGCGGCGGTCTTGATCTTCTCTTTCAGGTCAGCCTTGAAACCTGTCGCCAATGCAGGCGAGACGGTGACCTTCAAGCCCTCCTTGATCGGAGCAAGGAGGGCTTTTGTGTCAGCCTTGAAAGTACTGCTGAGCTGGGCTTTCAAAGTGATCCGCGCACTGCCTGCGCTATAGGCCGGCCATGTTGCCATCCGGCACCACCTAATTCATCGAATGCCCATTTGAGCCAGGACGGAATGGACGTTCTTCGTCTCGCGTTGATCCCGGAATCGCATTTCCGCGGTCATGGGGCGCGGTTCGGGCGGGAAGGGTGGCCCGAGTTTGCCGCCGAAAATGGCGGGCAGGGCGCGAAGGATTTCCTTCTGCAAGTCGATGACTCGCAGTTGCAGCAACACCGGGAAGCTGTAGCCGTGCGGTGTCGGTGGCGGGATATCCTCAGGCATAGGCTGTTCGGCCCGCATGCGTCCGACGTCTTCGTTCATCGCAAGCGCGCTGTGATACCAGCCGTGCGAGGGCAGACGCCGCAAGAACCGGTACAGCTGGCCCCACGGTCGTTCGCCCCGGAAGAACTCGCCCAGGTCGACCTTCAGGAAATCTTGGAGGTCGTATTCGATTTCTTCCCCGTAGTCCTCGATGAGGAGTACGAGGGCTAGGCGTTTCCCGGGAGGTCGTCGCCTTCGTCGTCGGGGATGCTGCTGAAGTGGGTGTTGATGTCAGCGAACAACGGGAACAACACTTCCATCGGTTCGTCTTTGATGACATCCCAGACGGTGTCGAACGCTGCGCCGCACACGGATTCGAACAGTGGCACCACGTCGCGTTCGTCGACGCGCCCCTTCGAGTCGATCAGTCGCGCGAGAGCAGTCGCACGTTCGACAGTGTCGGGTGCGCTGATCAGAGTCGGCGGGGTGGTGCCATCGAACTCGTACGGCGGCAATGCTTTGTGCTTGGCGCGTGCCTCGTCCCGCAGCGTCGCCCAACGGCTCTTTTTCGGGGCGTCGGTTTCGACGGTTGCGGCGGTCTTCCTGGGGGCTGCCATGTCTGAAACTCCTGGCTAGAAGTGGTTGGTGCTACTTGCTTTTGGTGTCCGCGGGCTCGACCTTGGCGACCGGTTTCGGCGCAGGCTTCGGCTCGGCCTTGACGGGCGCGGGCTCGGGGGTCGGCGCGGTGACGATGCGGTAGCCGCGGGCGCGCAGGTGTTCACGCTCGGTAGCGGAGCCGACGAGGCATTCGCGGCCGTCCGGTGACGCCATGCGAACAGGGGTGAAAGCCATGGGGGGTCTCCTGGCTTGGATGTCCTGGCGAAGAATTGGGGAGTAGAGCCGTCCCGCGCGCGGCCAGGAATCACGCGCGGGACGACGATCAGGGGCGCCTGAAGATCAGGCGTAGGTGACGGAGAAGCCCGCCGAAGGCCCGGTAGCGTTGGTGACCACGATGTTGACCGTGGACGCGCTCTTGGCCGGGGTGATGATCGACAGCGTGTTGTCGTCGACCAGCTGGTAGTCCAGGACAGCGGTGCCGCCGACAGTGACGCCGGTGACGCCGGTGAAGTGGTCGCCCGACAGGACCAGGATTTCGCCGCCAGCGGTCGCGAGGTTCCCGGACGGTGCGCGGCCCGAGATGATCGGGATGTGCGCGGTGGCCGTGAAGCCCATGTCGGCGAGGATCCCGGCGACACCCGGACCGCAGATCACGTTCTTCATCGAGTAGCCGAGGTCTTCGTCGATCTTGGCCTTCAAGGTAAAGTTGTAGGTGAGGACGTTTTCCTGGCTCCAGGACTGCTCACCGATCTCGGACACGGTGGCGCGAGGCAGAATCCGCAGGATCGTGATCGCGTCAGCACCTTCGCCGTCGACCATGCCGAAGATGTACCGGTTGTACCGGGTGGCCGGGCTGGTCGGGTTGTTGAACTGGATTTCCTTGGTGGTGGCATCGGCGACGACGTCATCGAGGCTGATACCCGCGTACAAGGCGAGGGTGTCGCGGTTGGTCTGCTGCGCGGTGAACGACACCGACATGTTCATCGAGAGAATGTCGGTGCGGGTCGGCTCCAACGCGCCCCACGACTCGACATCGTTGGACTGGACTTCGGGGCGGAATGTGGGCGCGCCGTCTTTCGCGATGAGTCCCAAGCTGCGGAAGTCCGGCAGGGCCTGGAATTCGGCGCTGACACCATCAGTGAAGGCGGCGGGGATGGTTGCGTCATCGTCGCCGATGAGGACGAAGCCTTTGTTGGCGCGCCGCATCGTCGCGGCATTCCAATTAGCGAGGTCTTCGTAAGTTACTGCTGCCATTGGCAATCCCTTGTGTGGGCACGCCACAGAGCCCCGCCCGCAGAAGCGTCGGGGTGGCGTGAAAGTGTGAAAGAGTGCTAGGCGCGGGGCCTGCGATAGGAGAGGCGCACGGTGGCGGTCACGCCGCGACGGTCACGCTGTTGCGGCGGGATGTACTGGCCGCCGCCACCGGGGTTTTCCTCGGCGGTGTCGATCAGGTACCCGCCTGGCCTGGTGTTTCCGGCCGCGCGAATACGTTCCTGCCCAGCCGTTTTCAGAGTCTTCGACTCGGCACGGGAGTCGGCCACGTATTCGACGTCGATGATCGGGTTGTCCGACCATCCGTTGTCGGCGCCGCCGACGCGGGTGACATAGATGTAGGGCGGGGGGATCTCGTCGGATTCGTGCGTGACTACGGGCGCGATATCGTCCAACAACGCCTTCATGACATCGTCGAATTCGGGGTATGGGGGCAGTGGCATCAGCCCTCCACGTCTCGAATGAAGTCGCGCATCACATGCTCTGGCCTGTTCCAGCGGGTGCCGTGCTCGCGGAATCGGGCGTAGTAACCGGAGGCGTAGGTGACGCCTTCGATGTCGCCGTTTTCGCCCGGACCTGCATGGGCCGAAACGCTCGTTGCATTGAAGCCCGTACGCCAGCGACTCCGGACAGCCCAACGATCGGCGCCCTGTTCGGCGATCTCCTGCACGAACTGGGTCAGTTCCTCTGACGTCCGCATGAAGGTGGTGTCGAGGTCGAAGTCTGAGCCGTCATACTCCACGGGGTCCGTCCTTCGCGATCTTGAATCGCTTCCCGGTGGCCCAGCCTGTGAACCCGTTCGGGGAGATGCGGACAGCGCCGTCGATGACGAACTCGCCGTCGACGCCCGGGATTTGGATCGTGTCCGAATCCAGCACATCCGAGCCAGCAGGTGCGGTGACCTGGGCGGACCGCATCAGAACTTCGCCTTTCGACGTGTCCTCGGTGTCGGTCAGCCACTTCAGGTCGCATGGGCCGATCTGATGTGTGGCGGGAGTGGGTGTGGCGAAGTCGCCTTGCCAGTCCTTCGCGTTCGCGGTGCCGCGGCGAACCACAGTGAGCATCACGCCCGCCGCGTACACAGGTGGCGCGTAGTTCACCATCGTTGCCCCAGCACGGTCGGCCGCCCGGATGCGAGCTTGTTCTCCCGCAGCACATCCAGCGCGGCAGGAGTGAGACGTTCGACCGTTTCGCGCACCTCGTCGGCAGTCACCGAATCGGCGTAAGACACCGATCCGCCGTCCGCCGACTGTGAAGCGATCCCGATCTCACGACCAGCTACACCGCCAGCAGGATCGATCCCCGCAGCAACCCATGCGGCGACCTGAATGCAGGTGGCGTCCCGCATCGGATGTAGTACATCCAGGTCGACAGGCAGTCCGGTCGGGTCGACCTCGTAGCGGTCGCAGCGGGTGGCTTTGCGCACCAGACGGGACGCGTACTTGATCAGCCGTTCACCTTCCGAATCATCCGGGAGGTCGTCGGCGCCGATCCAGTCGGCCAGGTCATCAGGTGCGGCATAAACGAGCATCAGCTACTCGCCGCCTTCCGCCTTCGCGGATGCGCGTGGTGCGGCCTTCTTCGCCGGGGCTTTCTTGGCGGGCTCGTCGGCCTTGTCGAGTTCAGCGACCTCGGCCGGTGAAAGCTCTCGCCAATACGCCCACTCCAGCAGGTCGTCGCGCGGCTGGTCGGACAGAACGATTTGCCCGGTATGAATGTCACGGTATCCGTGCACTTCGATACTCCAAAGTCGTTGCATCCCAAACGGCCTCGAACCGTGCTGGGTTCGAGGCCGTCAGGATGGGTTGGATCAGGAGGCGTTGTCGCCCTTGAGGAGCACGCCGCGGTTGGCATCCAAGGTTTTGGTGCCGAACAGGATGTCGACCGAGCAGACGTCCTGCTTCTTGTTGATGTCGTATTTCTTGACCAGTCGCAGGCTCAGGCCCTTGTAGGACTGGACCGAATGCCAGGAGCCGTCGGACGGGGCCGCGAGCGGGGCCGAGGCGAGCGCCAGCGCGGTGCGATGGAACGCCAAACCGACCTCGGTGGTGGGCTGACCGGTCGACGGGCTGCCGGCGGGCTGCACGATATTCTGCGTCATGTAGGCGTCGAACGAGAACAGGTTCTCGCCGATGCTGCCCTTGCGCAGAGCCATGGTCGAACCGGACTTGTCGGCGTGCTTGAGGATGTCGGCGTTCAACCACTTAGCCTTCGTGGTCGGACCGACAACGGCTGCGCGCTCGCTGTCCGGAACATTCGAGATGTCGAGCAGGCGGCCCGCCTCGATCAGCACCTCGGGATGCTGCCAGTTGTCGTGCGCGCCGGTCGTGGTGCCGGGGAAGTACTCGTCGCCCGCGATGGCGGTGAAGTCGGCCTTGGCCTGGGCGATGATCGCCCGGTCGATCGACTGCGCCAGAGCTTCCATCGCCGGACGCAGCAGCTGCTCGGTGAAGTCGTTCAGGTGCAGGGTCAGATCCTCCGCAGTGATCGCGAAGGACACGTCCTTGATGGTGTTCAGGACGACCGGGACGCTGGTCTCGGTCGCGTTCTGGATGGTGATGCCGTCAGCGCGAACGAAGGTCTGCGCCGTGAAGGTCGCGGGCTTGCGAATGTTGACGGTCTCGCCGACCTTCGCGCGAGTGAAATCGCTCGACACATCGGTGTACACCAGCGGTACCATGACCAACTGCTCGTACAGGTTCGCGAGCGCGGCAGTCGCCAGCACATCGGGAGTGAGAAGGGTATTCGCCATTAGTGGCTCCTTTTACTTCGACTTCGCGGCGTCTTGCATTGCCTTGCGGAAGTCGTCAACGGTTTTCGGCGAACGCGAATTTGGGGCTGCGTTACCGCCGGAAGGGTCACCGCCGCTACGAGGAGCCGACACCCGGTCGGCGGCCTTTTTCAGCTTCGGATTGGAATCGACCGCGCTCTTGACGATTTCGGCCACCAGGGCCGGGAAATCGTCTGCGGTCGTGTCGAGCTTTTCGATTTCGCCCGCGATCTTGCGGGAATCGAGGATCGCATCGAGATCGCCATCCGCTGTGCGGGCGGCGTCGGTCAGTGCGTCCTTGCGTGCATAGTTGCGGAGCTTTTCGGCGTAGGAATCGCGTTCCTGCGCATACTCCGCGGCCTGCTTCTCTGCCTGTTTCAGCAGTTCAGCCGGGTCGGGTTCGGTGTCGTCGCCAGCGAGCCCGAGAGCCTTCGCCCACTTTTCAGTGAGTGCCTTCTCGGCGTTGACGGCAGCCTCCTGGGCTGCTTTCTCCGCTGCGGCAGCGCCTTTGACGCGGGCGTTGGCGGCTTCGGCACGCAATTTCTTGACGTACGTTTCGCCATAGGTTTTCTCGGCAGCCGCAGTTTCCTCGGCCGCAATTTCGGTATCGGTTTCAGTGCCCTGTACATCGGCACTGACCTCGGTATCCGAATCCGTCGAATCGGCTTCGATTTCGGCGGCAGTATCTTCAGTTGTGGTTTCCTGGGGGGTGGCTTCGTCGGCCATGAATGTCCTCCTGGGACACGTGAACACCGCGCGGCACCAGGCCGGGACGGTGTTGAAATGACGAAACCCGGAGGTAAGAAACCATCCGGGTCATTGAGAGCCCTGTTCGGGCGCGAATTCAGTTATCGTGTTGCGGCAGCGATCCTGTCGAGGGATCGGCGGCGACGTATTGCGGCGCGATCATTCGATCGGGCGGCACGTTGAGCGGGGGTCGCGCGGATGGCGCGGGGCGGTGCGGGATCGTCAGGTGTCCACACTCGGATCGAATGTCGGCAGCCGCGATGGAATAGGCCGCGTTTCCGTGCCTCAGCCAACGAGCACAGAACCGTCACTGTGACAGTTCGTCCGGTACTCGACTCACGCGTAATCGCACCGACTGTAGACCCGGAGATGCTGATTACGTGACCTTCCATCGGTCGACAAAGTTCGCACGCGCCAGGCACGTCGGAGACGACGAACAGGTCATGCCCCTCGGCCGTCAACTGTTCGCAGTAGCCGTCGACCTCGGCGTGAGTGCAGGTCGCCCGGATCAACATCTCGATCCAGCCAATCGCCTCATAGCGGCGCCCGCGCGGATCCACGTAGCCTGTGAATCCTCGGCGGGCTTCACGCTCCAACGCTTTGCGCACGATCACGTCACGATCTGCATCCGAGAGGGGATCTGCCGCGCGCGCAACGTCATCCAGCACTGTCCGATACACACGCTCGGCGACATTTGGCAGGCTGTCATGTAGTGGCTTCAACGCCTCCAGCACGCGCGCGGCGTGCTCGACAGCTGTCGACTCGACAGCGAGGACGCGCGGACGGCCCGGTAGGTCAGCGCGGGCAGCAGCGGCACCGTCACGGAAGGCTCGCAGCAGCAGGGCGGCGATCAAGACCGCTGCTTGTGTCGCGACACCGATCACGATGCGGGCAGCGCCACGACGAAACGCGGGGATCCGCAACAGTTGTCGAGTCACCCACGGGCGGCGCAAACCGCGACCGTCCGTCAAATACTGGCCGATCAGTCGCCACAGTGCCCGCTCCCCCGCCAGATAGAGCAGCATCACCGGGCCGACACGGCCATCGCCATAAGTGGGGGTGAGCGGCATCAGGCAGCCTTGGCGAACGGGTCATCCTCGGCTGGATCCTCAGCGGCAGGCTTTCCGCCTACGAAATCGCCAGGAGTGTCGAGCATGACCGGCTGTTGCGCCTCAGCTTCCGCCTTGGCTTCCTTCTCGATCAACGCGACCTCGTCATCGACTTCATCATTGCTCCAGTTCGGATGGAACATGCGCACCGATTCAGGAGTCGAAATCGCCTTCGCGAGACGCAGATTCGAGATAGCGGTCGAGAGTTGGACAGGATCTTGGTCGGCGCGAACTGGGAACTTCATCTCCGGGGCCTTCGTGATCCCGAAGTCCGATCCGCCATTCACCTTCGCGTCTAGCAACATGGCCGTAAATGCGAGTTCGCTAGCTTCTGCCTGCCACAGTAGAATTTTTTTCGCACGTGTGAGGTTGCTCTTATCCTTGCGGGCCGATACCTCGGTCGCAGTGATCGCAGCAGCGTCGCCGTCATCGAAGTCGCCTGCGGAATAGCCTGCCGCGCGAAGGATTTCCTTCAGCAGCCGCTCGCACGTCTCAGCGTGCTCTTTCACGCGGATCTCGAACTGCTGGGCTTGGACGAGTTGCCTGATGCCCGCGGCTGCGTCGTATGCTGTGCCGCCGTCATCGGGAACGCCCGTGAAAATCTGCTGTTCAGGATCGAACGTGGCACCGAGTCCGGGGCCTTGATCCTCCAGGGCCTCCTGCGAGACGAACAATCTGGCCTTCGCGAGTTCGAGGTCTCGCATCCACGACGACCAAGCCTCATCGAGTGCATCGAATAGGGGCTCGATGCCTTCGAAATCCGAGCGGCCGAGCGGGGAAAGCTGCGGGATATTGCGCCAGCGTCGAGCGGGCTGCACGTTCGGGATGTAGCAGGCCGTCAGTCGGTCGATGTTCGTCGCGATCGAAGACTGATCGTCAACCAACTCGGCGGCCCACGTAGTTTCGGGGCGGTCGCCAAGTCCCATCTTCCGGCCGATCGAACCGTCATCGCCGCAATAGAGGGCGTGCTCGATTCGACCAGGCTCGTGATGCTCCAGGTGGCGCCAGGTGCCGCGTTTGTCCTTGCCGACGAACGTCCAGAACGTGACTGCGGTCAATCTGCCGTATCGCCATTGGGGGATGGCCGCATCGGGGGCCACGGCGTCCATCATGATCTTCTTCGCGACTGCTTGATCCCAGGTCAGTCGCAGATAGACCCCACCCAAGGATGCTTGGATCTCCGCGGCTTTCAGGAACGTCGTCAAAGTGTCCGCGCCGTCTAGCAGTTCGCTCAGGCGGGCTTGCGCGCCTTCAAGGTCTGCCGCGTCGCCTTCGCTGAACAGCCAGCTCGGCGGCTGCCCGAACAGGAGGTCGGCGGACGTGGTGGCGATGCCAGCGGCGGCGGGGATGTGC